CACGATGGGCCGGCGATCGTGTCGATCAGCGCGAACGGGACTGGTAAGAACCTGCAGAAATGGAGCAAGGCCCTGGTTCTGGACGTGCCGAGCTCGGGCAAGCGCTGGGAACAGCTCCTCGGGCGCCTACACAGGCCGGGGCAGGACGCGAATACGGTGAGCTATGAGGTCTTGCTCGTGATTTCCGAGCAATACGCGGCGTTCATGAAGGCCGTGGGCAAGGCCCAGCAGATCCAGGACACGATCACGACCCCACAAAAGCTCATTTACGGAGATGTGGACGTGCTCGAGCCCGAGAAACCGGGGCGGTTCTGGTGAGCGCATGGACGGGGCCGCTCGAGACCGACCTCGAGCCAGGTAGTGAGGACGTTCTGCGGCATCCGGTACCGCCCGATCGCTGGCCGTACGGCTCGGCGGGTATGCATGAGCAGATATGCAGGCTGCAAACCGGCGGGCTCTATTGCGATTGCGGTGCATCGGCCGCGGATGACATGGACTGGGGCGAGACGCACTCAGGTCTTGATTACCCATCGAAAGCAAGGCTTGACTTAGTGCGGTAAGTGACGATAGATAGGATGTATGCGACAATCCGATCTAGCACTCATCCTGATCCGGCTCATGTACGACGGTGAGCCACACTTGCTCCTGAATCGACACAAGAAATGGGGCGACTGGTCACTGCCCGGTGGCCATGTCGAGCCCGAGGAGCGCGGCGCGTGGTGGCGTACTGCGGCACGCGAGGCCGACGAGGAGCTCGCGCCGTTGCGCACTGATGTAGATTTCATCCTGTCGCCGTTAACCGATATTCTGAAGCCCATGACCTGGGGCCCGGTCGAATCTCGGTCGGCCGGTGAGCCGACCATGTACCGCGCCCAGGTGTTCTTGCTGCAGTTCATGCGCGAGCCCCTGGCGTGTATCGAGCAGTTACCCGCGAGCGAGTTCCAACTCGTGCGCGAGAGTGAGATCGCGCACTCGACCTTCGACATGGATATGAGCCTCGTTGAGCGCGTTCTCGTAAGCGTACCTCCGAGGCAATTATCCTGGATACGGTGACCTGGTACACCGGCCCGCGCCAGGTCCTGAGCGGCGGCCAGACGGGCGCCGACCGGGGTGGGCTCGAGGCTGCGCTGCAGCTTGGAATCCCGATCGGTGGCTGGGCGCCGCTCGGCTACCGCGCAGAGGACGGGCGCATACCCGAGCGCTATGCCGCGCACCTGCGCGAGCACCCGTCGAGACACTATCCGCACCGGACCGAGGCCAATGTCCAGGCTGCGGACGTGACCCTGGTCCTGACCTACGGCCCGCCTGATCGAGGTAGCGGGCTCACGGTCGAGCTGTGCCGGCGCCATGGTCGCCCGGTGCTTGCGGTCGATCCTCGGTCACCCGACGTGGCGGCCAGGATCATGATATTCCTAGTCGAGCACCGGCCGGGCTCGGTGAACGTGGCCGGTAATCGCGAGTCACGATCGCCTGGTATCGGGAAAGTGGTGTGTACCGTGCTCCATTCGGCATTTACCGCTTGCATGGTCGGGGCGAGTGGTCGTATGCTGACCGCTCACGAACAGCAACCGATACAGAAACAAGGAACGAGACTCGATATGATGAATAGCCCCTTTGGTCCCCCTGCTCAAAACTTTGCGCAACCCGCGCAGCAGACCCAGCCCGCAGCGCAGACCATGCAGGCGTCCGCGCCGGTCCAGGCCCCGACCGGTTTCCCGGGCATGCAGACCGGCGCGGTGGCTGGTGGCTTCTCGCAGACCGCGCAGGTCCCGGGCGGGTTCCCGGCGCCCGGTCAGGGCATGCCGAATTTCAACCCCTTGTCCGGGATGGGTGATGTCGATGCGGCTCCGAGCGGCGGCTCGGATTATCTGGGCAACGGGATGTACATCCTGATGATCAACCTCGCCAAGTTCAAGCTGTCGCGCAAGAGCGCACCACTCTACACGGTCGAGGCGCAGGTGATCGCAGCGCTGGAATCGACCAGTCATGGACAGGGTTCGCCCGCTTCCTGGCAGCCGAAGCTGGACGAGCACGGCAAGAAGGATATCAAGCAATTCTTGGGTGCGACCGTGCTCGGCCTCGATGTGCGTAAGGATCTCGAGCGTGTGAACAAAGAGGTCACGGATCCGATCCTGCAAGCCTCGATCACCTTGCGCCAGGATGGGCAGCCCGCGCTCGCTGGCCGGTTCGTGGCTGTGACGGTCAAGGTCGTGCCCCAGAAGAACGACCCGAGCAAGAACTTCTCCAAGCACTTCTGGCACCCGGTGAGCGAGACCGAGCTCGATCAGGCGCGCGCCGCCGGCGGGTTCGCGCCCGAGGCCGTGGCCCGGATCTGCCGCGGGGGCTGATATTCTATCCGCGCTCGACCGGGTCACGCCCGGCGGGCGTGGTCCTGTAGTTACGGAGGCGAGTGGAACACGCGTCCGATCGGTTTCTTGGCCGTTGCTCGATCGGGATATCGCCGGTTCAAATCCGGCCCGTAGCACCGAGGTGTTTAATGGGGACGTTTGATATTGTGAATGCGCTTGAGGAGTATCTGCGCGCCACGTGCGCGATAGAGCAGGACCCGAGCCAGGATAACGAGTTGCGCCGAACCCGTGCCGGGGTCGCGCTCATCGGCGCCGGGGCGGGCGAGAGCATCACCGCGATCGAGCAGGCCCTTGCGCAAAGCAGAGCGACGCCCACACCGATCGCGATCCGGCATGCGCGTGACGTGATCGTGCAGGGCCTGGGCTGCAGTAAGCGCAGGGCCAAGGGTGTCGTGCATAAATGGGGACATCCGCGCAGATGACTCGGTTCGTGCTCGACACAGAGACCGAGCTATTCCGGCCCGGGTACATGGCGCCGCGCCCGGTCGTTTTGCAGATCGCCTTGCCCGGTGATCTCGTGCGCGAGTTTATCCCGGACTGGCTCGCATTCCGGCGCGACCCGTTCGCGTTTGCGCGCGACTCTGCGCTCATGCCGGGGTGGCTCGAGTTTCTGGTGACACGTGCAAGCGCGCACTGGGCGCACCTGCAAGATGTCGCGCTCAGTGGCCGGTATCCGGCCATCGGCGCGAACCTGCCGTATGACCTCGCGGTGCTGGCCGAGCATCCTTGGTCGATATCTGACCATGACGCGGACGATCTGGCCGAGCGCCGACACGCCGAGCGTGCCCGGGCCTGGTCGATACTCGACCGGGGCCAGGGCCATGACGTGCAGATGCGCGAGCGCTTGATCGATATTGCTCGCGGCATGCACGCGCCGCACGTGAAATACAACTTGGGCGCCGTGGCCGAGCGGTACCGCGTGGTCGCGGACAAAGAGAATCCCTGGCGCAAGCGGTTCGCCGAGCTCGAGCATGTGCCGATCGCGAGCTGGCCGACCGACGCGCTCGAGTACGCGCTTGGCGACGTGGCCGCGCCGGCCGTGATCTTTGAGGGCCAGCGCGCACGCGGCCAGCGCCTGAGCGATGAGCTCGGCGGGGACATATTCGCGGATGAGCCCGCGCGCATTCGCGCCGCGTGGGGTCTGCACCTCGATGCCGCGCACGGGATGTATACCGACCCAGCCGTTGTGCACGTCTATCACGATGATGTCGAGACCCGTCAGGCGAAAGCGCGACATGTGCTCCTGCGCGAGGGCCTGATGTACCTCGACAAGAAAGACGGTAAGTACCATAAGCGCACCAAGATCATGCGCGCTCGCGTGGTCGGGCTCTGGCATGCGCGTGGGGTGCAGGACTACCCGACCACCGACTCGGGCAAATTCCCGGAGCTATCCGAGGAGGTCGCGGACGCGCTCGCGGATTCGATCCTGCACGCCTGGGTGGACTGGGGCACCGCGTCGAGCGCGTCCGGGCGCCTGGCCGAGGTAGTCGAGGGTCAGACCGCGCCAGTGCATACGACGTTCGATGTCGCCGCGTCCGGGCGCTCGCGGAGTTTCGATTGCAACCTGCAGAACCGGCCCACGAAAGGCCCCGATCGCGAGTGCTTCGCGCCGCGAGTGGTCATGCCCCGGCGCGGCGGTCGGCCCGTGCGCACGGTGTACCTGGACACGGACCACGACGGGCTCGAGCTCGATACCGTGGCGCAGTGCGTGCGCTGGATCGTGGGCTATTCGCGCCTGGGCGAATCGCTCGTGGCCAAGCGCGACGTGCATATGGAGGTCGGCGCGGGCTTGATGGGTATCTCGTATGACGAGGCGCGTGCCCGGCGCAAGGGCGGCGATAAGTTGGTCGACGAGAATCGTCAGACCGGCAAGGTTGCCAATTTCTCATTCGCGGGAGGGGGCGGTGCCGAGCGCACGGCGCGCGAGGCCGCGGTCAAGTACGGCGTGGTGCTGCCGGTCGAACGCTGGAAAGAGGTCAAGCGCACATGGCTCGGCACGTACACCGAATTTGCAGAGTATTTTCGTATCGCGAGCGCGGCGACAAAGAGCGGATGCGCGACGATCCGGCAATTCATCTCGGGGCGGTTCCGCGGTGGCCTGATCTATACCGAGTGGTGCAACGGCTGGTTTCAGGCCCTGGGCGCCGACCTCACCGCGGACGTGCTCTATGAGCTGCAGCGTGCGTGCTACGTCGAGCGCTGGCATCCGCTCTATGGATGTCGGACCGAGAACTACGTGCACGATCAATACCTTCTGGCAGTGCCTCTCGACGAGCACCTGGACGCCCGCGCCGCCGCGAAACAGGAGCTCGTCCAGGGCATCGCGCAGCGCTGGCTACCTGATCAGCGCCCGACCGCGACACCGATCGCGTGCGCGCGCTGGTCGAAGCGAGCGCGCGAGGTACGCGACGAGGCTGGGCGCCTGCACGTCTGGGACTATGACCCTCTGATCGAGGCGGTCTGGCGCGTGGGCTCGAGCCCCGAGGACAAGCGCGGCAAGATCGTCGAGGGTCTCGGGCCGGTCGGCACGGCCGCGGGCCGGGTCGCGGATGAGCTCGAGCGCGAGGCCGACCGCGCCGGCGCCGACCGATACATGGCGCTCCGGGCGCTCGACGCGCGGGCGTGCGACGAGGTCTTGGGCTATGGCCAGGGCCCGGCGGTCGAGCGCCAGCTCGAGCTGGCCCGGGTCGCGGTCGAGGCCGTGGCTTCTGTGGCGAGCTCTGCGCTTTGTGCGTGATAGCGCTCGTCACTTAGCGCGGGTTGTGATACTCTACACGCATGTCTGATAGAACTCAGGACATCGCCGAACTCGATGAGATCATCGCAGCAATCAAGCGAGGCGAGGACCTTACCCAGTTCGAGCATATGACGATGTCGAACGCGCCGAGCGTGGCCGGCACCGATACAGTGTTCGATATCGATAAGATGCTCGAGATAGTTGCGCAATTCGAGTGCCCGCCCACAGGGCCGTTGCCGGTCCTGAGCATATCGCGCACGCTCTGGGAGCAAGTAACCGCAAGCGTATACAGCGCGCAGGGCCGCGACTATATCGAGGCGTTCGCGCTGAAATCTGGCGACCCGATACAGCTCCCGAGCGGATGGCACCGGCTGCAGATCGATATCTATCGCGATGATGACGCGGTCTACAGCTTCCCTCCGTGGACTCCGGAGATCTGATAATTATGCGCACACCTATTCTACTCGGGATCTCGGCTATGTCGTTGTTCTGCGCGTCTGCGCTAATAACGTGCGAGCTGGACACCGCGCTATTAATCACGTCGATCGTGTTCTGCGTTGCGCTCCTCGCGATCAGCTGGCGAGACGCCAGGTAATGGCGACCTGCGAATGGAACCCGCGCGAGGACCGGCTCGCGCACAGCGATGATCCGCCGCATGCCGAGGCCGTGCTCAGTGTCGGCGGCGACCCGGATAACTTCCACCTATGCGAGGGCTGCGCGCAGCTCCCGCGATTTGCGCGCAAGCGTCGGCGCGTGCGCTTGAAAGGAACCCCATGATCCAACTCGTATTTCAAAACCCATCCAAACAGCGCGCCCATATCGAGGCCCTGCTCGCGCCTGATCCTGCGTGCTCACCGACCGTGATCGTCGGCCCCTCGCCGCGCCCGCGGTTTGCGCGCATCTACCGCTCGCGGCTCGGGGGCCTGCTCGCGCTCGACGTGCCGTCCGAGGACATGACCGGCTGCCCGGTCGAGCTCGGCGCGGCGGCTCTGCTCGAGATCCTGCTCGCGGACAAAGCGACGTGGAAGGAGCGCGAGGTCGTGCTCGGGCTCGACGTGAGTACATCGCACACGAGCGCGCAGCTGTTTGGGGCCGCAGGATCCGCGGGCGAGGACTACGGCGCACGTGAGCGATTCTGTCAAGCGGTCGCGGTCTATAGCGCGCCGGCCACTGTGCCCGAGGGCCTCGAGCCGGGTGAGGACTGGATCCCGTGCAGCGGTACGCCGCTGCAGGTCGCGCTCGAATCCGTTGCTCTGGCCGCGGCTGGTGATGCGCCGGCGACGATGGCGATCGTTGCCGCGGGCGACCGCATGTATTTTGGCGCCGGTGGGTCGGACTGGATCCTGGTCGTGCATGGACCAGCGAACGAGTGTGACCTCGTGCTCCCGCCCTTGCAGCCGTCCGTGGTCCTACCCCCGTGCCTCGAACCGGTGCTCGCCATGGGCCCGGACGCGGTGAGCGTGGACGCGACCGGGCTCCTGTTCGGCGCGCAGCACGCGGGCCTGCAGTGCGTGGCCTGGGCGCGCTCGGGCGAGGGCGACCCGGTCGCGGGCTCGCTCGTGCCGATCGTGATGATGGACCCTGGCACGAGCTTGATCTCGGTCGATGCCAAGGCCGAGATCAAGGTCGCGGCGAAAGCGGCCAAGGCCGACGTACGCGCCCGGCATCCGCTCGGCGATCTCGGCATGGTCAACGCGGATTCGCTCCGGCGCGTGCTCTCGGTCATGGGCGTCAAGGACGTGCGCGGTTCGTGCGCTCTCGGTGGCCCGCCCATGCTCGAGCGCCAGCTCGCACCGGGCTGGACGTGTCGCGCAGTGCTCGCGACACACTAGCGCTTGTATTGTGGGATCGGATACAGTAGCGTTTAGTGATGACGATGCGCAAGAAGACAGTCAAGGCCGATGCACCGCGAGCAACGACGCGGACCAGGGCCAGCGCGCCGCGCGCCGCGAAGCGAACGCCGCCCGCGAAGTCGAGCACTCCGCACGCCGATGCGCGCGCCGCGACCCGTGCCCAGGTCAAGGCCGAGCGCCCTACGGTTATGTCCGAGCCCAAGGTCCGGGCGGCGCTCGAGGCGGCGCGTGGGCGCATCAAGACGGCCGCGGCGAACCTCGGGGTCCCGCGCACGAGCCTGGACTACGCGGTCAAAACGCACGGACTGCGCGAGTTCGCGACCCAGCTGCGCGGGCGCTCGAAATTCGGTCGGCCGTTCCAGGACGACTTGACCCCGGCCGAGGCGCTTGCGCTCCTGCGCGAGCATGGGAGCGTCGCCGCAGCGTGCAAGGCGTACGGCTGCCACGCGACCAAGTTCCGCGATCGGATCGCGCTCGCCGCCGCGCCGGACCTCGGGCGTGAAGGGATCGATCTGGCCGCATGGCTCAAGCGCGAGCGCGCCGCGTGGCGCGAAGGTCTCGCGGACGAGCGCGCCGAGGTGATCGAGCTCGAACGCAAGCAGGTTGAAGTGGTCGAGCGCAAGCAGCGCGAGAGGGTCGCGCAGGGCAAGCCCGCACCGGCTGCGCGTAAGGGCAAGCGCGGCGCTCCGTTGCTAGCTCGTCACTAATCGCTTGACCGGCGCTCGGCCGCCGCGCATAGTGGCGGGATGACGTGGACCCAGACATACACGGGCAAGGCCGTGGACTTGCTCAATCCGCGCCCTGAGCAGATAGACCTCGCGGATATCGCAATCGCGCTTGCGGGTATCCCGCGATATAACCGACAGAGCCGAATGCCCTGGACCGTGGCCGAGCACTCGGTGCTCGTCGCCGATGAGGTCCGGCGCCAGTTTGCGATAGCTGAGCACATCGACCCGGAAGATCGAGCCCGCGCCCTGCACGCTGCACGGTTCGCGCCGATCTATGCGCTCCTGCACGATGCGCATGAGGCGTACACCGGCGATCTGATCGCGCCACTCAAGCACCTGATCGGAGCCGAGACTGACCTACTCGAGTGCATCGAGCGGGGCCTTGACCTGGCGATCTATGCCGCGCTCGAGCTCAAGCCACCAAGCAAGGCAATACGCGCGCTCATTCGCGAGCATGACTTGCGCGCACTTATGACCGAGCGCCGCGACCTGTGCAGCATACCGCCCATGTCCTGGGGCGCGGCCATTGAAGCTGTGCGCCCGTATGAGCACGTGACCTTGGTGCCAGACCCGTCCGAGGCAAGGCGCCGCGAGACGTGGCTGTATGCCTTGCGTGGCGCGATGCACGTGGCCAACGCATCCGAGAACGTGCTGCAGCTTGTGCGCGATGCGCAGGACGTATGTCGGTCGGTGCCGGATCCAGGATACTGATATGACCTTACACTACAACGACATCCCGCAGCTCACGCGCTGGGGCGCCTACGCGGTTGACGTGCCCTGGGGCTACGTCGAGCGCTGGCTCGGAGGCCACGGCAAAGACCTCACGGTCGAGCTCGAGCCCGACTTCCAGCGTGCGCACGTCTGGGATGACGACAAGCGCCGACGCTACGTCGAGTTCCGGTTGCGCGGCGGGCGCTCGGCCGGTGACCTGCTGTTCAACTGCGCGGGCTGGAATGGGACTATCAAGATCGTCGGCCCGCTGCAGCTCGTGGACGGCCTGCAGCGCCTGACCGCGGTGCGGATGTTCCTGCGCGATGAGCTCGCGATCTTCCAAGATCTCGACCCTCGCGGGATCGGATATCTGTGCTCCGAAATCCAGGGCAATATCCGCAGCGTGAGCGGGCCGGTGTTCCGCATCCACGTCAACGACTTGCCCGACCGGGCCAGCGTCTTGCGATGGTACCTCGAGATCAACGACGGCGGCGTGATCCACACGCTGGACGAGATCGAGCGCGTGCGCGAGCTGCTCGAGGCCGAGCTCAGGAAATCGACATAGGCCCGTCACTTAGGGTATTGACCGGATTCCGACCGAGTGTTACCTTAGATTCATGGACGCAACGAACATCACCGACCGCAACGCCCTCGCCGCTCGCCTCGCCCAGCTCGACGCGCCGGCCCTGCGCGCCATCTACCGCGCGCTGCGCGCATTCGCCCAGGGCCAGGATGCGACCGAGACCGATGCGGTGTTCGAGGCCGGTTGCATCCGGGCGCTCGGCGCGCGGAACCTGAACCGGCCCTTGGTCGGTGGTGAGCGCTGGGTGTTCGGCGCCATCGTCCACGCCGAGGCGGTGCTCGTGGGCGAGGTCGGGATGCTCACCGACGAGCACCTGGCCGGGCGCAAGGCGCTGGCCGAGATCGTGTTCCGCGCGCAGGGCGCGCAGCGCAGCGCCGCCGCGTGAAAGGGGATGACCATGAACAGCAACGACATAGCCAATAGCGCACGCGCCGTGGTCGATACCGCGCGAGCCAAGTACTACAAGCATCGGGCCGCGTACTACGCGGCGATGGAAGCGAGCGAGGAGAGCAAGGAATAACGACTCCCGGGCCGAGCCCGGAGATTGGAAACACCCATGATCTACATGTCCGATGGCAGTCCTCTGATCACCACGGCCGACCCGGCCGATAACCAGGCCCGGCTCGAGCTGATCTGCAAGGCGTACGACGGCCGGTCCGATAGCGCGGGTTATAGAGCTCGGCGCATGGTCGAGCAGCTCGCGCTCGCTGCGTGCGCCGAGACCACGGTCAACGGCCAGATACCCGTCCATGACGTGACCAATGCAGAGCACCGGCGCGTGTGCGCTCTGGACCACGCGCATGTCTGGGAGCAGATGGCAAGGTACGAGTACGAGCGGGTCGTGCGCAAGGCGCAGTATGAGGCCCTACGGCCGGCCTGGATCGGCAAGCGCGTGCAGGTCAAGCGCAAGCCGCCGCGCACCGATCATCATGATGACGATACGCCGCGCACGTACAGGGGCTGCCGGGGCACAGTGCTCGACTTCGAGGATGATCTCGGCGCGAGCCCGACCGACCTCCTATTCTCGGTCCAGCTCGATAACGGGCACGAGGATGCGTTCTGGCTCACTGAGCTGGACGTGTTGCTATGAGCCGCTTATGCGCTCTCGCGGCCCTGGTCGTGACCCGGGGCAACGTGGCCGCGTTGCAGCGCAATGCCGAGCGCACGGGGCATCCTGAGCGCGCTCACGTGCTGGCGCTGCGCAAGGCTGAGATCGACGATGATCTCGAGACCGCGACCATGGTCGAGCGCGTTCAAGCGCAGCGCATGGTCGACGACGACACGATCTGATCAGGACCCGCAACGCTGCCGGCTCAGGACCCGGCCATCTCGTCGCGTACGGTGCGCAGTTCCGCTTTCCGCCCTTGCTCGATTTTCTCCACAACCTTGCGCGCGATCTCGTCTTCATTGCCGTTCGCGCCCGACACGTTGATTACAGGGCTGGAATTGATTGTGACGTTCGCTGAGGTATTTGCAGGCGCGCGGGTCAAAAAATTACCCTGACGCATACTCCATTGCATATCGGCTTTGGCTTTGAAAGCATCGGATTCGGCGAGTAGGCGATCGATGTCTTTTGCATTCCGCTCCTCTGCGGCAGCGATGTCTTTCTTGATCGCCTCGTTCAATGCCTTTGAATGCGCCAGATCCGCCTTGGTCGTGCCGCCAAAAAAACCAGTCACCGCATCGGCCGCATCCGAAGCCGCGCCGGTGATGCGCTTGACTCCGTTAACGACATCCTCAATCTTCTCGAACAGCCAAATAAAAGCGTCCGTAATCACGTCTACGAATTTTTTAGACGCGCCGACCCCGAACATCTTGTCGATAAACTTCCCGATCGCGCTCTCGCCGCCCGAGAACATCTGATACAGGTCCTCGACAATGAGCACGATCGCAAAGATCGCGGCGACAATGGCCAGGAACGTGGCGATCGGTGCCGCGAACGCGACCATGATCGCGCCGCCGGCCACAACCGCGGCAGCTGCGAGCAGGCCCAGGGCAACCCGTACGATCTCAGTGCCCTGGGTCGTGCGCGCGAGCCAGCCCACGAGCCGAGAAAACACGGTAGCGACCCGGGTCAAGATCGGGATGAACGTGGCCATCAGGCCCGCTTTGAGCGCGCTCGACGATTCGCGCCAACGCGCCAGAGCCTGGGTCGCTTTCTCCGAGTTCTGGATATATGCATCGAACGCGCCGCCCCCATATAACCGATCAAACTCGCCGCGCTGTCTAGCGAGCGCATCGGCGCCTTGCAGTGCAATGCGCGCAATATCTTTGCCGGCGCCGGCAAACACCTTATCGCCCAAGAACGCGCGCTTGCTGGCGTCCTCGACCTGCCCCAGGGCTATGACCGCATCGGAGAACTGATCGTTGAGCGAGCGTGCTTTACCCTGCGCATCGGTCGCTTTGACGCCGAGCTTGGCGAATGCGTCCGCGGTCTCCTTGCTGCCGGCACGCGCCTCTCCCGCTTTTTTGGCGAACTCTTCGAGCGCGCCACGCATGGTATCGACCGGAATCCCGGCGCGTCCGGCGATCAGTTCCCACTGCCCGAGCTCCCGAGCGGTCACACCTACCGCGGTCGCGAACCGGCCGAGCTCCGCGTTCGCCTCGGCCGTGCCCGCGACCCACTGCCCGAGCTTCGCGGCGCCCGCGGTCACGCCGCCCAAGATCAGCGCGGCGCCTGCGAATTTCTTAGCGAATTTGGGCAAGCTCTCGTCGAGCCCGCGCACGCTCTGCCGCAACTTCTCAAGGCGCGGGACGACTTTCTTGCCCTCGTCCTGGAACTTGCGCAACTTCTCCGCGGCCTTGTCGAGCTGCGGCCGGAGTGCACCGATATTCGCTTTGAGCGCCTCGACCTTGCCGCCAAACAGCTGGCTCTGCAGCTTGGTCTTGGCTGCGCTGTCCTCCAGCTTATCCAGGCCCGCGACGGCCTGGCGCATTTGCTCGTCGAGCGGAACGAGCTTACCCTCTGTGTCCTCGAACGATACGCCTAGCTCCTTGAACGAGGCCGCGAGCGCCGCGTTACCGTCCTTGGCTTTCGTGAGCTGGGTGCTCAGGCGCCCGAGGTCGAGCGTTTTGATGACCGCATCGACCTCTTTGTTTGCGGCCTTGAGGCTCGCCACGTCCAGGTCGAAACGGAAACTTGCTATTGCGTCTCTGAGCGCCATACGGCCACCTTACCACGGCGCAAGCGCCTATCGTCGGCCAGGATCTTGCGCGCGAGCCAGAGCAAACTCGACATCTCGCGCATTCAAGCAGTCATCGATTGACCACTCGTTCTCGACCTCGAGCAACGAACCCCATCCGTTTTTGACCGGAAGCCAGATCAACCAATCCACATCATCGGGCAGCTCGAGCGCTACGGTACCGGGGACACGGCTGCCGCCGGCGCCGGCCCCAGTGCGGCGAAAAAATCCGCGAAGTTCACCTCGAGCGCGAAGTGTAGCCAGCGCAGGTGCCGGAGCGCGGCGCCCGCGAAATGCTCATCGTAGTGCTCGGGTAGCCCGCGCCAGCCCGAGCCAGGATCCTGGAAAAGGGTCTGGCTCGCGAACGTATCGATCACGAGCGCGAGGTCTTCATCAGTCATCACCCGGGCCAGACTCGAAGCAACCGCGGCCAGTCCTGCGGCACCCTGTGAGCCGTCGAGCGCAAGCGGCATGAGCGCGCCCGCGACCCGGGCGAGCCGGAGCTGAACCCTTCGCGACTCCTTTGCGCCAACTTGCGTGACCTTGTAGGTCACACCATCGATATCTTTTTGTTCTGTCTTGCGTCCCATGCGCGTGAGCGTATCACGACCATGCGCTAGGTGACGATCACGATGTGACGGGGTTTCCGCCGATCACTTTCGCGTCCGAGGCAACCATCTCGAGCGCCCACGCCCGAGCGCCGACCGACCGGCCAAACTCGATATCGGGCAAACGCTGGACCCAGGCCCGGCCCTCGAGAATCGTGGTCCCGATCAGGTCGAGGATCTGCAGGGTGCCCACGCCGCCACCGTTCGGCGTGACCGCATCGGCCGCGGCCTTGCTGCTCAGGTAGTCGTTGCTCGGGCTCGACTGCGCGAGTGTGATCGTCACGAGGTGCCGCGGGTCATTCTGCGGCACGCGCGTGACCTCGCCGTCCGTGCCGACCGAGGACACGAACAGGTCAGCCTGTGGGGTCGCGGACACGAACACGTCCTCGGCGAACCCGGTGATCCGGACGCCCGCGAACGTGACGAGTATTTTCTTCGGGTCGTATGTGCGCAGTGCGCCCATGGTGCTCTCCTATGCGTTCGGTGCTCGGGTTCGCGAGGATCAGATCTGAAGCGTGCCGGTGACCTGCACCGTGTGGACCGCGCCCGCGATCTGCGCGAAAAATTCCACATCGGGCAGCAAGCGCGCGGTACGGTCGGCCGCGTCGATATCGGCCACGGCCGGCACGCTCACGAACGGCGCCGGGTCGGCCGAGAAAATGAGCGGGACCCCGCCCTCGAGTCGTTGCCGGATCACGCCCTGTACCGTGGCCAGACTCGGGTCATCGTACGGGAGCTTGGGATTGGCGATCAGGAGGTTGATCACGTCCTCACGGATGCGCGCCACGGTCCAGTCGATGGTCCGGGTCACGTCGATCCACTCGCCCGAGGCCATGGTGCCCGTGAGCATCACGTACACGCCGCCAAAGTTGGCGCTGTAATTGACGTGCTTGTCCTCGAGCACGTCCTGCACCGGGGTCAAGATATCGTAGTCGTCCACGCCTCGCGTTGTCTTGTATGCCCAGGTCGCGGTGCCCGGGTCGTATCTGGCAAAATGCCCGGCCATGCGCCCGAGAGCGTAATAGGTCGAGATACGGCCGCCGGTCCAGTACGTATACGAGCGCTCGCGGTCCGCGGTCTCAAGCACACTGCCCACGTCGGTGCTCGACCCCGAATCGATCACGTCGGTGCAGTACGCATCGCCGGCCAGGATCTTGGTGCGGGTCTCACACCAGCCTGCCGCAGCGGCGAGTTCGAGCGGGCTCTGGCTATCGAGTGCCAGACCATACCAGTCCTCGTCCACGGCCTGGATCGCGGACAGGTCGGTCGCGATCCCGGGCTCGGCCGTGGTCTCGGCGATCGTAAACAGGACCGGATCGACCTCGTAACTATGGATCTCGCCCGCGACATCCGCAGTATGGATCACGGTCGTGGAGATACCGCTGGGCGTGATCCCGAGCGCCGCCGCGGTAACTGCCGCGCGTAGTCCGTCTGCGATCAACGTCACCGTATCGGCGGCCTGCTCGGTGTAACTGATCGTGACGCCATCGATCTCGTACGACCAGACATAGCCCGTACCTTGCGCGGCGCGTGGGCCAAGGGTAATGATCTGGGTAGGTGCGAGCGTGCGCTTGCCGATCTTGACCGTGGGCGGGCGCGGGTTCTGCAGGAACGCCACGGTTAAGGCGCGGTGGATCGCAGGGTATAAGGCGGCCGTGAACCCGGCGGCCTCGGCCAGGGCCAGGGACGCGAACGACCGCACGACCGAGCCCACGACCGTGTGATAGGCAGCGATCAGAGCCGTGCCAAACCCGGCACGAGTGGGCAAAGCTGTACTCTTTGTGACGGTTACTTGGACGGCTGTAATGGTGGACACGAAGTGAACGTATCACGACCGGCCGACCGGCGACCACTACGAACCGCGAGATGTCGGTCGGTTATCGACCGGGGCGAGGGAGCCCGAGACGCTTGCGCGCCCGGTGCAGGTAGCTTGCCACGATTTGCCGGGCGCGCTCGCGGGATATACTCGCACGGCGCGCGACCGTGGCTAGGGTCCGCCCATCTACCAGCACCGCTCGAATGAGCTGCGCGTTACGCGGCTTGCTCTGTTCGAGGTGGGCAAGGTCCGCTTTGATCCAGACCCTCAGCTCGAGCCCGGTGAGGATATCGGCCAGGGCCTGACGTGGATCGGTGACCTGATCATTGTCCTGGACCTCGCGATCGTCGGCTCGAAACCACTCGCCGATCTCACCGTCGAGATCGCGACCGGCGCACAGAGCATAGAACTCGTTACGTCGGGACTGAGACATGACAGCACGGACCATGCGCCAGTTCCGGCGTACGTGCTCCCAGAGATATCCACGCGCATACAGGGCCGCCCAACGACCAAAACGCGCTTCTCCTGATGGCGCCCAGGAAGAGACCGCGTCCAGGTGCGCGAGCATGACGACCTGGATCAGATCATCGTAGGTTGTTACGTGGGTCGGAATCCAGAACGCCCAGCGGCGCGCGGTATTGATCGCCAGCTTCGCGTACGCGAGCGCGAGCGTATTACGTGCACGAATACAGCCCTCGCGAGCTGCAATCGATAGGGCCAGCTCGTCCGCATATGCGAGCGGCGCTTGCGTCAGCGCTTTGCGATATGTTCTCCATGAGCTCGACATCATCGACCAGGGCGAGGGAGTCGAGGTAGTACTGGATCTTGCTGCCAGTTCGCGACTGGCACGATCTCGCGCACGATCGAGAGCAAGCCCAGGCGCCGAGCACGGTCACGCTCGAGCTTACGAGCGATGCGAGTACCGAGCCGCCGGCAGCCGTCGCGCAGGGCGCGGAACGCAAGCTGTTCGCCAGTCATAGCTTGAGCCCTGGCACGGTCTTGAACTCCCACAGTGCGGGCGCGACCTTTAACGACTCGACGCGGATCTGCTCGGCCGTGTCAGGATCAACAGGTGTGAGTATCTTGTCGGGTTCTCGGTTTCGCCGGCTGGTATACAGCTCAGATACCAGATGACCTGTGTAGATGAGCACAGCATCGTTATAACCGGGTTGCAGTCGAATCGCCCACGGGCGCACGTTCTCGACACGCCACCAACCGCCGCGCTCCCATTGCTCGCGTACGGCCTCGTACAAGGGTAAGCCCGAGATGAACGGCCGAGGTGCCTGCGCGCAGCCACACGCGCAAGGGTTGTTTGTGGCCGGGCAGTCCGGGTGATGCGGCTCGGCCTCGGTCGGGTACCAGTCCATGTCGAACCCGCTAACGATATCAACGCACGAACACCGGGCCCAACATCCGCCACGAGTACAAAGTCCTGTCATGGCGCCCGGCTTTCGCGGATCGCGTCGCGCGCAAACCCCACGAACAGACCCACGACCCAGGGCCAGGCCACGAACGCGACCACGAGCCGGATCGGGCGCGGGTTCGCGGGCACGCACGCCAACATGAGTACCAGGGCCATGACCGCACCCAGAGCGAAATACAGGATCACGTAATCGTAAATGGTCATGGTTACCAGATCTTGGTTTGTGGTTTGTTCCAGCGCCAGCCCGCCGAGTCGAACGAGGACACCACGCCGGGTGACTGCGAGAACATGAACGGCCCGGCCGCGGCGCATTGCAGGCATAACCATGAAGCTGCGCGCTTCGGGGTTGCGGGCTCCTCGTGCGACTCGCCGCCACAGAACGGACACGGCGCGGATACGGGCGTGCTCATATTCTGCGCCTCCTGCGTGCGCCGGTGAGCACCAGACCCAGCCGCACCCGGCGACAGAGCTCGACCCGGGCCACGAGGCGCGCGGTGTACCAGGTTAGATAGGCGACCTGTACTCGATGCCAGAGGGTCATTGCTCATCGTCCTCAAGTGTGATCGTACCCGAGATCGTGTAAGTGATCGGTCGAGTCGCAATCTCGATATCCAATGTTCTATCGTCGTGCGCCTCGACATGGACCTGAATATCGGGCTCCGTGGGTAAGTACTTGCGGAGCACGTGAATTACCTCCGCGGCCATGCCCTCGATAGAGCGCTCGACCGGCGGGAT